ATGAACGGCTGAAGACCCGCGGCAGGCTGGTGCTGAACGAGAAGCTGTTCGAGCACATGACGATCGAGCAGCTGCGCGCGTATATTGTTTCGCATACCGGACATCTGCCGCAGGGCAAGTTGCCGATCGCCACCCTGCAGCGGATGGCGGCGGAGGCGCATAAGCAGCAGGAGCCGGCGGATGCCGCTGCTTGATGTCGTTCAGTCGGCCTGCGAGTTCATCGGCGTGGAGAAGCCCACCGGCATCTTCACCAACATCAACAACGTCCGCACGCAGCAGGAGCTGCTCGCCTGCGCCAACGAAACCGCGCAGCGCACGGCCTATGATTTTCGCGAGTGGAACGCGCTCAAGCTGGTGGCGACGCTAGCCGGCGACGGCGTCACCGATACTTTCAATCTGCCGGCTAATCTTAAGCGCATGCTGCTGCGGTCCGATGTCTGGCGCTCGTCGACGCCGGGCGTGCCGATGCGGTTCATCCCCGACCTCAACGAGTGGATCGACCGCCGCAATCGCAATTGGTTTGACAACCGCGGCGAGTGGATCATCTACGGCGGCCAGATGCATATCCAGCCGATCATGGGCGTGGGCGTCAACGCGACCTTCGCCTACCTGGATAAAAACTGCATCGCGCTGCATGGCGGCGGCAACGGCACTGAGTTTCTGGATGACGCCGACACCTACCGGCTCGACGAGCGCGTGCTCAAGCTTGGCATGATCTGGATCTGGAAAAGCAACAAGGGCTCGCCCTACGCGGAAGATCTCAACACGTTCGGCGACGCCTTGACGATGGTCGCCGGCGCCGACAGCCCGGCGCCGACGCTGATTGGATCGGCGCCGGCCTCGAACGCCATCCGCGCCTCGGTCGCCTACCCGTGGCCGCTGCCGACACCGTGAGGTGAGCCGATGCCGTATGCTGCCTTCCGCCGCGTTCCGGTCGACCAGCAGTATGCGCAAGCGCTGCAGATGGTCACGCTGCCGGCGCCGACGCGCGGGCTCGCGCTGAGCGAGAACGAGTCGCAGATGCTGCCGGGCGGCGCGCTGGTGCAGGACAACTGGATGTCGACGCTGCGCGGCGTGCGGCTGCGCGGCGGCACGACGCTGTACTGTGATTTGCATTCGCTGGATACGCCGGTGCCGCCGCGGCCGGACCCGTCGCGGCAGGAGGTCGTGTCCGCGTTCGAGTATGTCGCCGGCCAGAGCGTGCACAAGATGTTCGCCGGCCAGAAGACCAAGCTGTTCGATGTTACATCGCCGACGCCCGCGCTGGTGAAGAGCGGTCAGGCGAGTGGCAATTACTGCGCTGCGCAATTTTCCAATGCGAGCGGCGATCACATGATTGTCGTCAACGACGCCGGCGACGCGCCGCTGCACTACGACGGCACCACCTGGACAACGTTCAACGCGGATCAAATCACCGGTGGCCCCAACACGCCGCCGGCGGTCGCGCACGGGCGCGGGCTGACGTATGTCTGGAAGTATCGCGGCCGCCTGTTTTTCATCGAGGGCGGCACCATGAACGCCTACTACCTCGACCTCGATGCGTTTCAGGGTCAGCTGCAGCTGATCCCGCTCGGCGGCGCCACTACCAAGGGCGGCTCGCTGTTATTTGGCGGCACCTGGTCGGTCGACACCGGCTCCGGGCTTGATGATAAAAACCTGTTCGTGACCACCGAGGGCGAGGTGGTCATCTTCACCGGCAACAATCCCGGCGACCCCGCTAATTGGTCACAACAAGGCCGCTACGCCATGGGCCGGCCGCTCGGGATGAACGCGCATCTGTCGATCGGCGGTGACTTTCTGGTGGCGACGATCGACGGCCTCACGCCGGTGTCGCAGTGCATCAGCAAGGACGCCGGCGCGCTCGATCTGGCGCTGATCAGCTACAACGTCCGCAGCATGTGGCATCGCGAGGCCGGCGTTAAACAGAACCGGCCCTGGACGGTGAAGCGCTGGGACATGCGCGGCCTCGTGCACGTCACCTGGCCGGGCGGCGACCCCGGCAATCGCTACTGCGCGGTGTTCAACAACACCACCAATGCCTGGTGTCGCTACGTTGGTTATGACGCGCTCTGCTTCGTTGCCCAGGGCGACGATATGTTTTTTGGTACGCAGGACGGCACCCTCATGCAGTGCGAGCGCACCGGCATGGACGACGGCCGGCCGTATAATGCGACGCTGGTCGGCGGCTGGGAGATGTTCAAGGCGCCGACCGCGCAGGTGACCTGGCATCAAGCCAGAGCGGTCTTTGCCACGGTGGCGGGGCAGCCGTTCGAGCCGACGCTGAACGCCACGCTGGATTATCAGATCGTGATCCCGACGCCGCCGCCGCCAGGGCCGGATCCGGGCCCGCAGGATGTCTGGGACCAGGGGCTGTGGGATACGGCCAAGTGGGACGCGACGGTGGCGACGCGCGGGCCGGTGCGCAACACGATGTGGCGCTCGATCGGCAAGACCGGCTTCGCGCATGCGCCTATAGTGCAGGTCACGGTGGCGCAGCAGGCCGTGCCCGATGTCGAGCTGCTGGCGATCGCCGGTACTTACGAGAACGCCGGCGTCAACGTATGAGGTAGAGCGATGGCCATCGACGCACGCGACGCGATTACCGAAGAGATGCTGCGCCAGGCCGGCATCCAGTACCCGCGCGGGCAGCGGCCCGTCTACGACAGTGATGGCGGCGACGGCGGCGCCCTCGGCGACCCCAGCGCCGGCATCGGCGGCCTCGGCGGCCTCGGCGCCCAGCCTAGTGCGCCGCCGAGCGCGCAGCCGCCGAGCGAGCCGCCGCCGCCGCCGCCGCCGCCGACTGAGCCGCCGCCGCCGCCACCGATAACCGAGCCGCCGCCGCCGCCCGCGCCGCCGGCTCCCTTTACGCCGCAGGATATCGTCAACACGGAGTTCAATACTCAAAACAACGCGCCGTTGGCGCGAGGATTGTCGCGGGACGACCTTATTGCCCGCGGGCTCACCGTGCCGGGGCTGACCTTTGGTATCAACCCGCAGTCGCTGGTGGCCCACGGGCTGGACTCGATCGCCAACAATCGAGGCGCGCTGGCGCCCCAAAGCCTGCCGCCGGCGCAATTTATCGACCGGGGCTTCAACACGCTGTCGCTGACGCCGGAAGAGGCCCTGTCGATGGAGTCGCGCGACCAGAGGAGCTCGCTGTCCCCGGACAGCTTCGGCTTTGATGACACCGGTGCCGGCAGCCCCGGCGGCGGCACCAGCGGCGCCGGCACCGGCGGTGGCGGCGGCGGCGGCTACGGCATCGGTGATGTCAGCATCGGCGATCTCAGCATCGGCGGCGAACCTGCCGACGCGGCTCCCGCCGGCGCCCCCGCCGGCAGCAGTCCCGGCAGTCCCGGCGCTCCCGCCGGCGGCCACGGCATCGGCGATGTCAGCATCGGCGATCTCGGCATCGGTGAACCCGCCGCCGACCCTGACGCCCCCGCCCCCGACGCTGACCCCAACGCCGCTCCCGCCGCCGCCCCCGACGCTGACCCCAACGCCGCTCCCGCCGCCGCCCCCGACGCTGACCCCAACGCCGCTCCCGCCGCCGACCCCGACGCTGACCCCAGCGCAGCGGCAACAGCGGGGGCAGTGGCCGCCGCCGCTGCTGATCCCGCCGCGGCCGATGCCTACGCTTCCGCCGACCCCGACGCAGCTCCGGCCGGTGGCGTCGATGGCGCTCCTGCCGATGGTTATGATGATGAGGATGATGACGACGACGATGACGACGACGGCGACGACGGCGACTGCTGAGACGATCGCGACAACACCGCCGCCGCGGACGCTGCGCCGGGTTGCGCCGGGCGTCTTCGTTGGCGATGACCTATTTATTGAGCCGCAGCGCGCGCGGATCCATGATTTTTTATGTGGCAACGACGGCTGGAAATTTGGTTGGAAATCGTCCTCACGCAAAGATGCGTTTGCGTTCTGGCACAAACACTTCGCCGGCCACCGCAAGGGCCATTGCAAGGGCGTGCCCTATGATTGTGCCGAGGAACTCTCCCGCAACGCACCGCTGATGCACGCAATCTGGGGCGCCTTGTCGCGCTCGCTGTTTCACGGCCACACGCTGATCCGCTGCTACGCCAACGCG